TATGCTGGCTGACTGGCATAAGTGCTGATACCAACACTTGTACCACTAGCAATGTTTGCTGTGATATTCGCACTCAGTGTAATAGTTGATGCATCTTTGGCTACAACTGTTGAGTTTGTGGGCACATTGGTACAAGTTACCGTGTCGCCCAGATTGATATTACCAGTATTGCTTACTGATAAAACATTTGTATTTGTGACAACATTAGCGGTTGTTGTAATATAAACACCCTGCGGATTCGTGCCCAAATATTTGTGACAAAGAATGCCAGTGCCACCGACGGTAAACATCTCACTAATACGACGGTCAAAAAACTTATAGTCATTTGAATGTCTATTATCTTGCCATAAACTTAAGCGTGCCACATTAAAATCCTATTATTACACTATTTATTCTGTATTGACAAGCATAGTCACGGTCTATATAATTGAACGATGATTAAAAATGTAGTTATAGTGGGTGGCGGATTTGGGGGTTGGTACACTGCCGCCGCAGTCAAACACAACTTCCCAGATATCAAAGTTATAGTAGTCGATAGTGACAAACACCCCAGATTGGGGGTTGGGGAGACATTGGGTTGGAGCGCCCCCTATGATTGGCGTCGTCATGTAGGACTTGAAGATGACAGAGAGCTAATGTTTCGCACTGGAGCCATATATAAGTATGGGCTTACGGTCAGTGATTTTTGGCAAGATAACAAATCTTTCAGCTATGGAAAGTTTTTTAATCTCAAAATCAGTTCCATGACTAAGTTTTATGGTGGTTATGATTACCCTGACTTTTATGAACCCTGGAGTAAAACGCAGGGTGACACTGGGGTTCAACAAGCGTGGTTGGCTATCAATCAGCGCACTGATAAAGATTTTACGGACTACATAGCAGAGTTAAACGAGAGTAGTTTCTTTATATCTAACCCAGTGGCACCTTACGATAAAAAGAATGATTATGTTCAACGACCAAATGATGGTTATAGTTATCACATTGACGCAGAGGCAACAGTTGAATTTTTGAAAGAACTTGCCCTTAAAGGTAATGTCACTCATATTTCAAGCTCTGTTATTAGTGCAGATACAGATAATGGAATAACAGGATTACACTTAGAGAATGGGCAAGTATTGACTGCTGATTTGTTTATTGATGCAAGTGGATTTGCCCGTGTTCTAACTAAACATTGTGTAAATGATTCTTGGCACAGCTTAGAAGGGAAATTCCCAGATAGCGCATATGTAGTCCCTAGCCGATATACAGACCCAGAAAAAGAAATGGTGGGTGGCACAGAAATATATGGGGAAGATTATGGGTGGAGATTTAGGGTAACTCTTTATCATAGAATGGGCAACGGATATATCTTTAACAGCACAGAAACAGATCCTGAAATACCTAAAAAGCGACTACTAGAACTTACAGAAGGTACACGGTTTGTAGAACCAAAACTTATTCAATGGTCACCTGGATTCTTTGAAACAGCATGGCAAAATAATGTGTTGTCATTGGGTGTTGCAGCCGCATTTATTGATCCCTATGATGCTCCAACTTTTGATATTCATAGCCGCGATCTTGAAGACTTGTTTAGAGTTTTGCGTGGCAATGACCTTGATACTGCCAGAACTGATTACAATGTTCAACACCGTGTTGTAGTTGAAGAACGGAATCTGAGATTGTTGTTTAACTTTGGATTGAGTAAGCGTAAAGGGCCATTTTGGGATTCTAGGCGTGCGCTTGTCGCTGAGCGTATGCAAGACTTACGAGATATTCTAAATGAACAAAAGACAGATATCGAAGCCCGCTTACAACACTTCTGGCATCAAATGTATTTTAGAATGGTCATTGCAACCAATACTGACCGTAATCAATTTAACGCAGTTGAGTTATCAGATAGTGATAGAGCGATGGCACAGAGTTTCTTTGATTATAACCGTGCTAGAAACAAATATATAGAACAACAAACTTGGCCAAATTATTATCAGTGGTTAAAAGAGAACCGTTTTGGGGGAAAGTCAAGCGAAGATGTTCTCAAAGAACTACATCCACAATGGGCGAATTGACTTAAAAACATTTTGGTTGTATAATACATTCATGAATAGACACTATACAGAAAAACTAAGTAGATTATTAGTGATTGTCGATCACACCGCTAGCATCGGTATCCGTTCTGACTTGTATAAGATATACTCAAATTGTAAAAAAATCTATGTAGAACTTGACAGGGAAAGTGTAGAATGCCGAAGATTGCGGCATAAAACAGCAAAATATGAATCTTTAGAACAAAAGTTAAACGAAAGTATTCAGGAACTTGAGCAATGGGTGACTTTTTCCAGACTGCTTTAGCGTTTGACAGATAATGATTTTGGTTGTATAATAGATGCATAACGAAACAAAAGGGGCACGAAATGAGCACACCAGTTAGTTCTGATTACTTAGAAATCAACAAGAATCGTTTCCATGAAATTGAGTGGACCAAAAATAAAATCCTCTCTTTGCGTGAGAAATATGAACGCCGTCCCAGTACTATCAAACAAATCCGTGACTTAGAGCGACAAATTCGTGAAAGGGGCGGCGAACCTGAAATTCATTCTTGGATTAAAGATGAAATTTTACCCAAAATTTGACAATAAATGATTTTGGTTGTATAATAGATACATAACGAAACAAAAAGGAGTTGCAATGTTTAAAGTAGTTCACAAAGGCGGTATGATCGGTGCAAGCAAACGACTACCTAAGATTTTTCCTACAAAAGAAGAAGCCAAAGAATATGCAAAAAAACAACGCAGTTACTTAAGTACTACTGATCGCAAGTATTACAAAGAAAGTTTTACTGTGCATCCTGCTACTAAACTTGATCTTTCTGTGATAAACGGTTGGCAATAAATGATTTTGGTTGTATAATAGATACATAACGAAACAAAAAGGAGCACACTATGAAAGCAATTACAGATAGAATCAGAATGGTATTGTTTGGTATCTTTGTTATCATTGTTGGAGTGGTTAGCCCCGAGACTTGTATGAAATCAATTGGTGAAGTTGTTGGCGATGCCGAGGAATACAATCCTATCAAAATCCGTGGACGCCAACGCCGCGAGTTCGTAGAAGGTTACACTAAATTGACTCAAAAGGTTGACTGAATATGATTTTGGTTGTATAATAGATGTATGTTTGAAGTAAAGAATAAAGAAAAATCAGAAATATTCGCAACATTGGATTTGGCAATGACTCACGCAAAAACTATGAATGAGTTTGTAACGATCAAAGGACCAAATTTTGAAGTCTGCGGTATTTTTGGTGTCGATAGCGTAAAAAATGGATTGTGCCCCGATGGGGTTGCTTACGATTGGAATAAAGAGTCTAGGATTGGTAGAGTTAAAAAGGAGCGTGTATAATGGCTACGATAGCTGGAATTAAAATCAAAACTAAAGCACCTCGTGAGAAACGCATCGCATTTGCCGATGAGAAATATACTGGCCCTGAACCAGAATGGACAGAAGAATCAAAAGACTGGGAACCAGAAAAGTTTGATAGCAAGCTCCGTAAAAGTTTTAACTATTACAACTATCATTATAGTCAAAAAGATTGTAAGAAGTATGTTGTAGAATGGGCACAAGAAAGTAAAATCTTTGACAAGACAGAACTAAAAGCGTTTATCCGTAGTAGCGACAGAGCAATCAATATGACTGCCTGTGGTCTGATTATGGCTAAACGACAGGGTATGCCTCTTAAAGAGCGTCATATCGAGTTTTTGACTCAGAGTATTCGCACTGCCATTGAGTCAGCAGAACCAGAAGTTGAAGAAGTTATCAAGTCCCCAGAACAAGTGGCAGTTAAACCCACTATTCAAGACCGTATGAATGAAAAGACAGCAGAACTCATCGGTGAGCTTGAAGGTGACTATGATGATGTCGCCTCAGTAAAGTTCTACGATTGGTTCACTAAAAACAATGTGATTCAAAGTCAGCTTGGTAAATACGAAACTCTTTTCACTAAGCGTAAAGATGAACTCGAACTTGCTCAGGGTAAAAAAGACGAGCAACTTAAAGAGGCATATAGTCACTACAAGACGGCAGATTTCAAAAAACGGATCGCTTGGTTAACTGAACTATTGGCCGCAGTTGAGCAATATCGCGGAGTCAAGAAAGCAGTTAAAAAAGCCAGAGTCAAGAAAGCTCCTTCTAAAGAGAAAGTAGTTGCCAAGCTCAAATACTCTAAAACTGATGCAACTCTTAAAATCGTTAGTATCAATCCTGCTGATATTATCGGGGCATCTACTCTTTGGATCTACAATACAAAGACCCGTAAGCTGGGTAAGTATGTGGCTGCAGCCTATCAAGTTCTTGGAATCAAGGGTACGACTATCACTGGTTTCGACACTGATAAATCAATCAGCAAGACGCTACGCAAGCCCGAAGATAAGCTCAAAGAGTTTGCGAAATCTGGTAAAGTCCAACTACGCAAGTTCTTGGAAGACATCAAAGCGACTGAGACTAAGATGAATGGTCGTATCAATACAGATATCGTGCTACTCAAGACTGAATAATCCAAAGTCAGTCTAATAGCCCTGCTAATAAATAGAGATATTAGCAGGGTTTTTTATGAGCGAATATAGTATTCCAAATGCAGTGACTACAGATGGCAACTTGAGTGTCTTCGGTAGCTTACCCACACAAAGTTTATACAATCCAAATACTGGCACTGGTGCTGGGCCAATCGCATTTGACCCCACAGCATTACCCACAAGTGATCAAAAGCGAGCAGACATTATTGACTATATCCGTATGCGATTGGGCGATGGTATTGTTGATGTTGAACTCGAACTTGAACACTATAACATGGGCATCAATCAGGCTTTAGTCAAGTACCGTCAAAGAGCCGCAAACTCAGTTGAAGAAAGTTACGCTTTCTTGGACTTGTTGCCAGAGACACAAGAATACATTCTACCCAAAGAGATTAAGAATGTGCGTGCCGTATTCAGACGCGGTATCGGTAGCGTGACTGGTACAACTGCCAGTGTGTTTGAACCATTCGCATCGGGCTATTTGAATACATATATGCTTACAGCGGGTCGTGTCGGTGGATTAACTAACTACGAACTATTTGTAGACTACCAAAAGTTGGCAATGAAGATGTTCGGTGGTTTTATGAACTATACATTCAACAGAACAACGGGTAAGCTGACTATCGTCCGTAAAATGCCCTACGGTTACGGTGGCTCAACGGGCTACGACAACGGTCAAAATCCCTTTGAAAGTGTCTTATTGTGGATTGATAATGTCAAACCCGATAGTATGATTCTAAGTGACACTAATGCTTTCCCCTGGGTTCAGGACTATGCTTATAGCTTCTGTAAGATGATTCTGGGTGAAGCCCGTAGTAAGTTCAGTCAGATTGCTGGGCCTCAGGGCGGAACTAGTTTAAACGGTGACGCATTGAAGGGCGAAGCTAAAGAAGAAATGCTCAAACTAGAAGAAGACTTGAAGAACTATGTTGACGGTTCTAATCCACTTACTTGGGTTATCGGTTAATCTAGTCTTGCTTTTCATTGCTTTGAAATGATAGAATGCTCTCTATACGAGGGCATTTTTTATGATTATCGGAATTTGTGGGTTCATAGGTAGCGGTAAAGACACTGCGGCAGATTATTTGGTCAACTTTCACGAGTTCCGTAGAGAAAGTTTTGCGTCAAGTCTTAAAGACGCAGTATCAGTTATATTCGGTTGGGATCGTGAAATGCTAGAGGGCAGAACAAAGCAAAGTCGTGAATGGCGAGAACAAGTCGATCCTTGGTGGGCTAACAGACTGGGTTTCTTTAATCTAACCCCCAGATTAGTGCTACAGCTTTGGGGCACAGAAGTTATTAGACAGGGTTTTCACGACGATATGTGGATTGCCAGTCTGGAAAACAAACTACGCAGTAGTCAAGATAATATTGTTATCACAGATTGTAGATTCCCCAACGAGATTAAAGGACTCAAAGAGCAAGGTGCCAAGATTGTTTGGGTTCAGCGTGGAACTACCCCAGAATGGTACAGCATAGCAGAGCAAGCAAATCAGGGCGACGAACAAGCACAACAATGGCTCGATCTTAAAAACATCCATGCTAGTGAATACAGCTGGGCTGGTACTGATTTTGATGCTATCATCAACAACAATGGGTCAATCGATTCTATGTATGCTCAACTTAAAAATCTGGTGTCAGTGGACTCTGACGCCAAGGCAACTTAGAACGGTACACTTCTTGACAGCAGTTTAGACACACGGTCTTTAGATTAAAGTGATTGTTGTTCCGTAGATTACCGTCAGCATAGAACACAGCACTCTGTTCGTCAAACTTAAACTTAAAGCCGCATTTTTCACACTGCGGCTTTTTTCTGTATCCCGATTTATACCAAGCCGCCACTGGCTTGTGTTTCTTACCCGCTCGCTTACAGACATCGCATACTCTGCGATAATGTAGAACTCCATTCTTATCAGTGTAGTTGTGTGCCACTGGTCTGATATTACAAGTGGGGCATATTTTTCTTTCCATATAGATACTTATTGCTATTCTTCGCAAAGAGCATCGTAGAGCACCAAAAATAGACATATTTAATAAATATCTTTATCAGATTTTAAAGGAAGGTCTATCATGGCTTTAGTATCTCCAGGT